TCCCCTAGTCTTTAGAAAGGATAACAATGAGCATCACAACAGTCGCAGAGCTTCGTACCGCCCTTGGTATTGGAACTCTTTATACTGATGCAGTCTTGCAGTCAGTCTGCGATGCAAGTGATAATGTCTTGTTGCCTTTTCTATGGACTAACACGACTCCGATTATCGGACACAGCAACACCGCCACAACAGGCACTTCTTACTTTAACGACTATGTGCAGGACGTGTTTTACGTTGGTGAGACAGTCAATATCACAGGCTGCGGATCAAAGCACAATGGCAATAAGACCATTACTGGCGTTGGTGAAAAAGAGATTACCTACGCAATCACAGGCAATAACAACACCCCAACAGTCTTTCACCCAGTCAATCCTTACGGCACTCTTACAGCAGAGACCTATGTAGATTACACAACCATCCCTGCTATTCAGGAAGCCAGCCTTATGATCAGCGTGGCTATCTGGCAAGCGCGTCAAGCTCCAACAGGTCAAGGCGTATCTATTGACGGCTACGCACCAAGCCCTTACACCATGTCTAATCAGCTCATGGCTCGCGTTCGTGGCTTACTTGCGCCTTACCTAAGCCCTAACTCTATGGTGGGCTGATGCCAGCGATAACCACCCTTCGAGCTTCTATAGCCTCGGCACTTACTGACAACACCAAGTGGAGCGTGTTCTCGTTCCCACCTGCTACGCCTATTGCTAACAGCGTCATCGTCAGCCCTGCTGATCCATACCTAGTGCCTAGCAATAATGACTACACAGCCATCGCACCACTAGCAAACTTTACTATTACAATCCTTGTGCCATTACTGGACAACCAAGGAAACCTTGCAGGAATTGAAGATGACGTGGTCAAAGTCTTTCAGCTCTTGGAAGCCTCATCTATCGTGTTCAATGTAGGCAGCGTGTCCAGCCCTAAAGTGCTGAACCTGCCAACAGGAGACTTGCTGGCTTGCGATATTGCAATCAGCACCTTAACGGAATGGAGTTAAATCATGACCGATTTAGCACAATGGGAAAAAGAGAACGAAGCCTTCCTGATTAAAATCGGTCAGGTTGCTTCTAAGCCAGAAACAAAGCCAACTAAGAAAGAAGAGGAATAAATCGTGGCAGTATATCTAAGCAACGGAGTAGTTCTAACTGTCAATGCGGTAGATCTATCTTCACTCGTATCATCAGTAACAATCAACCGCTCATTCGATGAACTCGAAGTGACAGCGATGGGCGATTCAGGACATAAGTTCGTCAAGGGTCTTGAAGCATCATCTATCACTATTGACTTCTTCAACGATGAAGCAACATCTAAGACACTTCAGACATTGAACTCAACTTGGGGAACAAACACAACAGTTACAGTAAAGCAGACTTCTGGCGCTACATCAGCGACAAACCCTCTTTACACAATGTCATGCCTTGTCAATAACATTACACCAATCAACGGCGCAGTTGGAGACATCTCTACACAGTCCGTAACTTGGAACGTATCAGGTACAATCGCAGTAACAACATCGTAAGAAGGAGATAAGGGCTATGGCAAAACTCAAAGTTACAAGGGCTGACGGACAAGTGCAGGAGTTTGAGATAACTCCAGTCTTGGAGTACAGCTTTGAGAACTACGCCAAGAAGGGCTTTCACAAAGCCTTGATTGAAGATCAGAAGCAGTCAGACGTGTACTGGCTCTGCTGGGAAGCAATTAGACGTTCGGGTGAAACAGTCAAGCCTTTTGGCGAAGACTTCCTTGCTACTCTCAAGAGTGTCGAGGTCTTAGAGTCTGACCCTTTAGGTTAGATCGGAACTCCCTCACCTATCTCGCAGCTCGGTTGAGTTATGAGTATGGAGTTCCGTTCAACTCCATCGTGGAACTTCCTACGATGGCTTTCAAGGCTCATGTACAGGTATTAAAGGACATAGCAAAGGAGCAGAGCGATGCCAGTAGAACTCGACAACGCCGTAGCTCTTAACAAAGCCCTTAAGCAATACGCACCTGAATTAGCCAAGGAAACCCAGAAGGAAATTGCAGGACATCTGCGCAAGGTAGTCAATCAGGCTAGAGGATTCGTGCCTAGCGATTCGCCTTTAAGCGGCTGGGGTAATGCAGTTGGAATCTGGGAGTATAGAGCCTTCGATGCTGGAATCATCAAGCGTGGCTTGGGTTACTCCACAACGCCTACAAAGCCAAACAAGCGAGGCTTTAGAAGCCTTGCAACTATCTTCAACAAGTCTGCTGCGGGTGCTATCTACGAAACCGCAGGACGTAAAAACCCACAAGGATTACCGCCAGCCCAGCGTGTCAAGAAGTACCGCAACGGCAAGTTCATCACAGAATGGCAAACAGACAGAACAGTCAATAAGTCTGCTAACCCTAATGCTGGTCGCCAGTTCATTGGCGCACTACCGCCATTGGTTGATTCACAGCAATCCAACAGCGCAGGTCGCAGAACTCGCAAGACCAAGGGTCGCTTACTCTTTAGAGCATGGGCTAACGATCAAGGCAAGACAACCGCCGCAGTTGTGAAGGCTATCCAAGCCTCTAATGAAAAGGTTGTAAAGAAGTCTAACGCCAGAGGCGAAATAGCATTTAGAGCAAGGAGAGCTGACTAATGGCTGGAATGACAGACCTAGCAATCCGCATCGCCACTACGATGGATGCGACTGGCTTAAACAAAGCAGAGAAGTCAGTAAAGGGATTAGACAAGACAATTAAGAAGCTGGGGCAAACCCTTGGCGTTACCCTTGGTGCATCCGCTATGGCAGCCTATGGCAAGGCAGCAGTTAAAGCCTTCGCAGAGGATGAAGCAGCAGCTCGCAGATTATCCAGCGCAGTTGATAACCTTGGGTTGTCCTTCTCAAAAGTACAGGTTGCAGACTTCATCTCTGGGCTTGAGCAGAGTGCAGCAATCGCTGATGACGTACTCCGTCCAGCCTTCCAGTCTTTACTTAACATCACAGGATCATTAACCAAGTCTCAAGAGCTTCTTAACAATGCTATCCAGATTAGCCGAGCCACAGGCACAGAACTAGGCACAGTCGTTAATGACTTAGGTAAAGGCTATGTCGGGATTACTCGCGGACTTATCAAGTACAACACAGGACTTACCCGCGCAGAACTTCAGACCAAGAGTTTTAACGAGATTCTAGGCATCATGCTGGCTAAGTCTGCTGGCGCCGCGCAGGACTACCTAACCACTACTTCTTACAAGATGGACGTACTACGCGTTGCATCTGCTAATGCTCAAGAGACAATCGGCAAGGGCTTGGTAGATGCCTTTGCAGTCCTCGGCGGTGGCTCACAAGCCAGCGATGCACAGAAGACTATTGCGGACATAGCCAAGGGCATCAACGCCATCACTATGGCAACAGCCAAGGCAATCAACGCTTTGCGCCAGTTGTACAAAGGTCTGGACTTTATTACTTCCTTTGGTGGTCTAACTGGTGGTGATGGCTTGCTAGCCAGAACCTTTGACCAAGCCCCAACAGTATCTCGCGGGCGTTCAGCTTCTCCAGCAGGTACAGCCATGCGCACACGCCAGCAACGCGAGGCAGAGGCAGCAGCCGCTAAGCGAGCCAAGGAAGTTGCTAACCTAACTAAGAAGCAGGTCGCATCTACAAAGGCTCTGACAGCCGAGCAGAAGAAGCAGAACAGCCTTAAGAAGTCTGCCACAGTCTTTGACCTAGAGCAGATTCAACTAGTCGCAGCTCTTAAAGGCAGATTATCCAAAGAAGAAGAACTGCGCGTACAGGCTCAACTTGCAATTCTTAGCGGCAACGAGAAGGTTGCCCGCGATCTAACTAATCAGATTCTTATGGCTCAAGATGCTTCTGGCAACTTAGCCAAGTTCCTCACCTCTTTGCCTAATGCCCGCAACCCATTCGAGTACCTCGATGCTTACCTGTCCTATCTTGCTGGCAAGGCAGCAGCCATTGTCAGTAATGCTCCAGTTCCAACTTCACCACAGGGCAACACTTCTGTGCCAACCCCACCGCCTACAAACGTGCCAACCTTCCCATCTGACAACATGATTACCTACAACGTAAGGACTGGTCTGAACTACAACCCTAACGCTAACAATGTAGTGGTCGAGTTAAAGGTGACAGGCGATGGAGACCTTACCAACGCTATTGCTAAGAATCTACAGAACCAGTCTCTATCTACTGGAGACTCTGCCTATATCAACCGCAGAACTGGTGGCTTTGCGGGATGACATTACCTGCACAGATAGCAGTCACCTTTGACTTTAGCTCTGGTGCTACCTTTGGTACTGGCTTCGTCATTGGATCACCAGATAACGGCGTTATCGGTGTTAATTCATTCGGCTCATCTGATGTAATAATCCCTACAGTTGATCTAACTCCCAACGTGTACAGCATTTCAATCAGGCGTGGACGCAATATCTTGAAGGACACCTACGATGCTGGCACAGCCATTGTGCGAGTGTTAGACCCTCTGGGCTACTTCAACCCACAGAACCCAGCATCGCCTTACTTTGGCTATCTTGTGCCTTTACGCAAGGTGCGCATCTCTGCCACCACAGCTACAGCCGACCACTTCCTATTCTCTGGCTATGTCAATGATTACCGCTATACCTTCCCTGTAGGTCAGGAGACGGCGTACGTTGATATTCTCTGCACCGATGGCTTCCGTCTCTTACAGATGTCTAATATCGCCACAGTAGCCGACACTCCAGCAGGTCAGACCACAGGCACACGCATT